ATGAAAATGTAAATAAATCACTTAATAATGAAACTGATAAATTAGATAGATATAGAATCCCCGAAGATTTAATATTTAGTTTATTTCTAGATTAATTATAATATATATCATATAATATGCCCAAGATAAAGAAATCTGTTCCCAAAGTTTTAAAGGTGAAGGATGAAGAACCTTCAGCAAAGTTTGATGATATACATCCGAATTTACCGCAGATGCCTTCACTCTGTTTAATTATCGGTTCAGTAAGATCTGGGAAAAGTAATCTACTAGTTAATTATTTTTGTAATGAAGATTTTTATAAAGATAGATTTGATGTCGTTAAATTTGTATCAACAACATTACATACAGATAATAAAGGTAAAATATTAAGTAAACATTTTGATTGTATGGATCATTATGAAGATAGTATTATTGAAAACATTAAGAAGTCTCAAGGACAATATGAAATCAAAGAAGAAAGACCGACTTATGCTCTTGTTATGGATGATGTATTAACGAAAGATTTTAAGAAAACAAATCAAGTGTCATTTTTTTCAACAAGATTCAGACATTATATTGATTTTTATTTAATCGCTGTTCAAAGTTTCCGTGCTGTCGCTGGTATGATTCGTAATAACGCCACGGACGTTATCATATGCAAACAACAGAACTCAAAAGAATTAGAAAAAATAGCAGAAGAATATGGTGATTTAGTTGGTGGTCAAGATAACTTTTTAAAATTATATGAAGAAGCACACAAAGATAGATATTCATTTTTATATTTAAAATTATCAGAAAATCCTGCTGAAGCATATATTCGCCATGAAACTAAAATTTATCCGACTCGTGATACAGAAACAGAAGAATTAGAAATATCATAAATATTATTTATTTTGATAAATTAAAAAAAATAACTTAAATATATATAAAAATGGGTGATTTGTATGGGACAAATGGAGCAGCCATCTCAATGGGTAATGCTCATATGAAATCTGTAAGAGATTTTAATGACCGTGTAAGACAACATAATTTTGAAGTTGCTGATAGAATACAAGGCCTTAGAGATCAAGAAAAAACAACAAATATTATTCAGCAAGCAAAAGACCAAGCGACTAATTTATGGACAGCAAAAGATATTCCCGGAAAAGTAAAAGCATATAATGATTATTATGCTAATAAAGCATCGGGAGCACAAACCAAGGCATCCAATCCATTAGAAGATACACAAAATAGTCTTCGTGAATCAGCAGCAGGAGATTCTACTAATATGCGTAATGCTATGAGTGAAGGACAATTAACTGATTTAGCAGGTGGTGAAGCAAAAACTGCTCTTAAAGGTGCTGATAAAGCAGTTGTTTCGGGATTAGCAAAGGATGGAGAAAATTTACTGAATAAAACTAAACTCGGTGCGATTGGTGAAAAGGTCGGTGTTCTTGGTTCCGCTGCTATGGGTGGAATGGATTTATATGAAGATATTAAATCTGGTAAAATTGCTGGGAATAATACTTGGGAAAAAGCAGGAAATGTCTTACAGATTGGTGGTGCGGCTGCTGATATTATCGGAACATTCTTCCCACCTGCTAAACTTGTTGGTGGTATTCTTGATTTAAGTTCTGGTATTACTGAATCCATTGGTGAAAAATTAGATTCTGATAAACAAAGTGAAGATTTAAAGAATCAGCAAGCAGCAGAAACTGAAAAACCTGAAGAACAAGTATCTGAACAAGCTGTTGCGACTGGAAGGACTCAGTAAAAACTTCTGATATTTCAAAACTTTTTTAATTATAATTTTTTAATTTTTTTTATAATAGAAATGTTATAAATAAATGAGTGCTTACTGGACTGCTGATCAATCCGCTCGTGTTGGTGAAAAGAAGATATCTGTTCCTTCGGAAAATGGTTTATCTTATTCACCCGGCCAAAAGGTTCAGATATTCGTAGATCCATCTACTAAATTCATGGATGGTAGAGAATCTTATTTACAATTTAATGTAAAACTAAAACTTCCTGCTGGCGGAACTCCCACTCGTCTCCAGTTAGATAAATGTACATCTACATTAATCAAAAATTGCAGGATCTATGATGGCTCAAGGGGACAACTTCTTGAAGAGATTTCTGATTATGCTTCTTATGTATCTGTAAAATATGATTATGATAAAGATACAACAACTGAAAATATGCGTGCTCTTGTAGAAGGATGTGCTGTTCATCAACCAGAAAATCGTGGAACAGAAGGAACAACTAAAACTGGAATGGCGAACACTACAACTAATCCTTACTTTAAAAAGACTTCTGGTAATCAGACTGTTGCTTTTTCTGATTCTGATTTCTTAAACGCCAAAGTTTCAATCCCGCTTCATACAGGAATTTTTGCTGATTCGGTATCCATCTTCCCAATTATGATGACTTCTGGATTATATATAGAACTAGATATAAATTCTGCCGAAAATGTTATTAAGCAGTTAGACTCTGTCCTTCAAGATACTCGCACTCCACTTAATCCACATTTCCACTCGCTAAATGGTCGTGAATCCCCGAATGAAAATGAGTGGGCGAATGCGGCTGCTTCTAATGTGTTTGATGTTTCAACTAAAAATAATCTTGATGGTGCTGATAGAGTAGCAAGATTCCCTTTTGTAGTCGGTGAAACTATTAATTTTTGTAGAGCAAATAATAATGGTAGTGAATCAGATTTAAGTGCGACTGCTACAATTTCAGAGATTAATTTATCTGCTGCTGCTGATGGTGGTGATGGTCTCATTGAAATAACACTATCAGCTGCCATCACAAATAATGGAGTTGCTCTTGTAAAAGATGAATGGGTTCTTTATTCTACTGCTGTAGCGGATGCTGCTTCATATGACGCAAGTTTTGAAATCTCAAATGTAAATTTAATTGTTTCACAAGTTATGCTTGATCCCCAGTATGAAGCGGGAATGATAAGTAAAGTTCGTGAAGGCAGAGCAATTGAGTTTGATATTATGTCCACTACTAATTATAAACATAGTATCCTTGCTACTGATAGACAGACTACATTCCAGATATTCGCACAGAATAGCAGAGCAAAAGCATTAATGGTTATTCCCCAAGATTCAAGTGTTTATACATCTGCTCAGTTAATTTCTGGTTCTGGGACATATGTTATTACTGGGACTGATAATTCAGTTGATAATACAACGAGTAAAAATTTAAATGATATTTGTTTAGCATCTACTCGTTCAGCATACACAGGTATTTGTGATGAATTATCAAGTGTTCAGTATCAGATAGATGGTACAAGGGTTCCTTCAAGGGAAATATCTACTAAAAAGATTGCTACTAAAAATTCTCTGGACGCCTTTCACCTGTATGAATTAGAAAAGACATTAGATAACTCTGGTATTAAACCAAGGTCTTTCAGTGAATTTATGAATAACTTTATCTTTGGACGCTCTTTCTCAGCAGGGGGACAGGGTGGTGTCTTAGATTTAAGGGGAAAAGATTTAGCAGTAATGCTAAGATATCAGACTGCCAATGCTCCGACTAAACCGAAGTTATTTAACTCTTATGTTTTCCATATTCGTAGATTAGTCATTAGAGATGGAAGCGTGGAAGTAATCCAATAAATAATTTTTGTTAATTTAACTTTTAGAATTTTTATAATAATAATATTATAAATAAATATGACAAGTCGCTACATAGAAATCCGTCCTGATAATATTCCATCTGATGGTAAAATATCTTTTAAGAATGGTTTTCCCGTTCTTTCATTCACAGTATCTGCTCAGGCGGGGATGCTTGATCCTTCTACAATAAGGATTGTCGGTAATTTTAATGCTTTCAAAGATAATCTTGCTACTCCCACGGGTCTAACAGATGGAGATAACGTCACAATGAATAATCGTCTTGGTATTTACAATGTTATTGAATCATTAACTATTCGGGCAAATCGCTCAAAAATGGTGTGCGAAAATATTCGTCATTATTCAAAATTTATGAATTCATATATGGCTTGCACTTCATCTCTACAAGATCAACTGGGACATTTACAGCAGTCTTGCTTAATCTATCCAAATGCTACTACATTCCGTAAGTCAGTTATGGAGAATGCTTCTGATGCTGTTTCACAGACAAATGAATTTTCTTTTCACGTCCCATCGGGAGTCATGCAATCTGGTCAGATGGTAGATTTAAGACCTGATGCTTTTGGGGGAATTCAGTTAGAATTTTTACTTCAACCAGACTCAAATGTTCTTTTTAATACTGCTGGCTCTACTGCTGGTATCGGTGATGCTCATTATGAATTATCTAATCTTAAATTAACTTGTGAAATATCTGATATTCCAGACGGTTCGCCGAGCGGTGCTGAAGGAGCATATGATTTTAATACTATTACATCTCTTTACACTAGTATTAATTCTACAAATGCTCAGATTCAGTATTCACTTGCTCTACGGAATGTTATTTCAGCATTCGTCACTTTTATGCCTGTATCTAATATTAATACTCTTACTCAAGATGGACAAGCAACAACTTTCCCCAGTGGTGATGGATCTTCCCTTACTGCTCTTGCCCCAATTCGTAGAGTTCAGTATCTTAAAGGTGGATCTAAATATCCAGCAGATTTTGATTACGTCACTAATATTGTTGATCCAGAAAATACAGCTTCAAAAGTCGTTGATCCCCAGATTGTAAAAACTCTCGTTGAAGCGATTAGTCCAGATAGTCAGTATAGTATGGAACGTCTTTCGGTATCTCCAGCAAATATGAATAGAAACTATAATATGACTACTACTAGCACTGGAGAAGATGCTTACATGAATATTGCTGAAGGTGGAGCCGTATATGGTTTAGCAGTAAAATATGGTATCGGTGAAAGCGGGGAAGACTTTTCACAAGAACAATGGGGACTATCTATTGATTCTGACCTTAAATCTGATAATCCAATGGGAGTATATATATTCATTAAGTCTAAATCTCAATTACTCTTTTCACCACAGGGGGTTCAACTCCGAACATAATTTTTTTCTACACTTTTTTAATTGATTAAATTTTTTTGTTTTTTTTTATAATAGTAAAATTATAATAATAATGTCGCAAGATGATGGAGATATCCCCAATTTCCTTATGTTGGATCAAATCCCAGTTAATATGGAACAACAGTTAGAAACTGATTTGCTTGAACCAGTCGTTTTTTCTAAGGGAGCATCGACTACTGATGGTTTATCACGTTTCACTTTA